CAGATAACAATGCAGTTAACTCAGCTTCAGCGTCGATGTTATGGAATGCAGCAACGTCTTGAGCTAACTCAGGAGACCATTGTGCTCTTAATTTTCTTTCAGTTACAGAAACAGTTACTGATTCTAAGTCGAAAGAAACCTCACCAATTTGATCTTCAAATTCTAAGTTAGCATATCTTCTAAACCAAGCCGTAAATGATGTTCCTGAACCACCTGAAAATAATGTAGTACCTGTGTAACCATCTAATGATGTTGAGTCACAATCAGCACATACAGGACAAGATAAATCAACTTCTAACCAGATATATCCGTTAGAGTCACAGATATCATTGTAGTTACCACCGTTTCCAGCATTTGTTGGACTATTAGGGTAAGATCCTGTATTACTAAACACCGTTCCTTGGTTCTCACCATACTTAACGATACCTTTACCGTAAATTTGAGTTACAACTCTAAACAATAATGGTGCGTATACAGTACCACTGTTGTAAGTCGTTGTAAGTACGTTACAAGGTGTAGTGTCCGCAGATAAACCGCTGTTAGCGTAAATTCTAAGGTCAGATAAGAATGATTCTGTATCCATCTCATTACCGTCAGGTCCGATTAATTTACCAGCTCCTGATGTAGTGAATCCACCCATTTTAACAATAACTTTTCTGTAGTTACCATTTGGTATAATTTCACCTGAACCGATGTTTGCATCAACTAATGAAGATCCAACCCAAGCTTGAACTGTAGCGTTAGTTGTAACAGCTGTCCATTTACCTTTAGAGTAGTCAAACAACCCTGGAGGATCTAAAGACGCCTCATTACCTTCATAAAATAAATCGTAAAGATCTTTTTTGTATGGGTATCCACCTGCAGTTAAATCATAACCTGCGTTAGTGTTATCCGGACCATTTGGTGCTCCGTAAGGTGCGAAGTGCTCACCACCCGCAGTTGAGTTAGACGGATCTGAGTTAGGGTATAAGTTAGCGTACTCTGAAGATGCGTTCTCATATCCTTGGATTTTAGGTACGAAGTAGAACAATTTACCGATTGGTAAGTTCATAGCTTGTACTGATACGATATCGTTAGCCAATAATTTAGAGAATACACGTCTCACGATTGGGAATACAACTGTTTCGAACGCTCCGTTTGATTGACCGTCAGATGTTGCTTCGTTAATTAAGTAAGATGCTTGGTTCTCATATAATTGAGCTACGTTTTCTTTTAAGTGACCTTTAAGACCTTCCAAGAATCCTAATTTGTCCCATTTGTTAATTGTGTCTTCTTTGATAACTTTAAGGTGTTTTAACCCGATGTTACCAACAAGACCTGATTCTAATAATGCTCCCATTTTTTGGTTTTTTTATTATTTGTGTTTATTGTTTATTAAAGTTTTCCCATTAGATCCTTCATTCTTAAGAATTGAGGATTTTCATAAGTTTTTGATTCAATCAAGTTTGTTGCCGATCCTGTAGAAACGGTTTTATTAACACTTCTTTCGATTGATTCAGTTAATTTTTGTTCTCCGTTAGAACCTGTAGATGATAACTCATTCTTAATAGTTCTGTAAAGATTTTTAGATTCTTTTAAAGATTCAACATTATCAAATCTTCTAAGAATATTTATTTTTTCTTGTTTAGTTGTTGAATGTTCTGTAAACAAACGAGTAGCGTAAGCCAAATTAGAGTTGAACGTTGCAACCTCATTCAATTTAGTTCTAAACAAATCAAGAGCTTTTTTGTATTCTTCATTTTTCTCTCTTAATAAGTTTACTTCATTTTGATTTGCAGATTCAGTAACTTTAAATGGATTATATTGGTAGTTTCTGTTGTTAGTTTTAGCTTTTCTAAGTCCGCGACTTCCATCTTTAGATCCATTACCATAAGTTCTTGAAGCTTCTTTAGTTTCTCTTTTTTCGTAAGTTTTGTAATGACCGTTATCGTCACCAGCTTTTTTCTCAACTCCGTCTACTTTTTTACGTTTGTACTCGTGTTTGTTTGAACCAAAGTTTTTTTCCTCTTTGTATTCGAATTTCGCTTTACCTGTACCAACAGCCTTAGTCCCTTTTCCGAAAGCTTCTTTTTGTTTCGTTACAGGTAAGTTTTGGTTAGGTTTTTTATCGTAATTGAATTTAGGTCCTTTACCGATTCCAACACCTTTAGGTGTAATTGCCTTTTTGATTGCTTCCATAATAGAATCCATATCGTCATCTTCTTCCATCATTTCTTCTTCGAAGTCCATTTCGTCTTCTTCCATCATTTCCTCCTCAAAGTCAACTTCTTCCTCTTCTTCCATCATTTCTTCTTCGAAGCCCATTTCGTCTTCGTCATCCATTTCGATTTCATAGATTGTTTCTTCCTCTTCGTCTTCCATTTCCATTTCCTCGTCAAGTCCAAATCCTCCTTTGATTGCTCCAGCTGCAGCTCCACCCCAAGAAAATTCATCTAACTCACCGTCTTCCATTTCCATATCGTCGTCAAATCCTAAATCCATTTCATCATCCATTTCGTATAATTCATCTTCCATTTCTGATTCTCCCAATTGGATCATATATTCATCATCGCCGTCCGTAAAGTGAATTTTATCACCTTCTTTTTTAACAACAATTCCATCTTCATCACCCATAGCTTTAAAAACTCTTAAAACCTCATCGTCAGACGCATCTGTCATATCGATAGTTTCTTCGTCATCAAATTCCATCTCGTCATCCATCTCGTCATCCATATCATCTTCATCTTCCATTTCGTCGTCAAACTCCATTTCATCTTCATCTTCCATCTCATCATCGATGTCTTCATCCTCAACTTCACTCTCATCATCAAGTTCTGCTTCGCCACCTATTACGGGTTCATCTTGTTCTTCAATCTCCTCATCATCTGATTCTTTAAGGGATTCTTTTACTAATTGTCTGATTTCCTCACTCATTGTTGACTGAAGTATTCCTTTTGCATTCTCTTGTAGAGTTTCTTCCAAATTCTTAATTTGAAAAATCGCCTCTTCTACTACGTTTTGGTTATTTGCCATATTTTACTTTAGTATAGTTTTCAAATAAATATCTATGCTTTTGAAAAAAATTACATTTACGGACATTTAAGACAAAAAAAATGGGAAAAGACAATATTGCCCTTTCCCATTTCCAGAAAATTTTATTCTTCTTATTCTTCGATTACCTCATCAATCTTACTTTCGCTGATAGAAGTGATTCTCCAATCCATTGTGTAGTTCTCGTAAACCTTAGTTACTTTTGCCTCAACATCAGTAGGGTTATAACCTCTCACTAATTTCTCTTCTCTTTGTTTTTTAACTTTCCCTGATTCATTATCAACAATGTCAGTGGTGATCTTTGCAATAAAATATTTTTCGTCCATAATTAATTATTTATCCAAATAATCGGATAATCTACTCATTAAGTCAAGCGATTTAGATCCCATTTCTCCAATATGTCTATTTGCTTGTATTTTTTTCTCTTCATCTAAGTTCTCTTCGTAGTTCATTCTTTCACTTGGGTCTTTAAATAAGTAAGCCCCCGGTGTGGATGGTGATGATACAAGGTCAAAACAAATTAACTCGAAATCATCCTGAACTTCATTTTGTTCACCAACCTTTTTAAGTGACCCAACCCCACGAGAAGATATTCCTAAAGTAACCCCCTGACGTAGATAATTCGCTGCTAAATCCCCTTTGGTGGAAACAACACCTCTTTCGTGAAAACCAGGACTTGTTAATAACTTAAGTTTACCCAATAATACGGGTCCGTCCCACCATACTTCTGTAATAATGTGGGATACTCGGTCCAAGTCAATTAAAGACGACTCAGGGTGGTTTAATTCAGAAAGGGAAGTTCCTTTCTCAATCATTTTCTTATAGTTATCCGCTTCTCTCTTAAGGATTCTTTCGGGGTAAACTCTTCCGTTTCTATTTGGTGTATTATATTTCTGTAGAACCGCGTAAAACTCGAATGGTTTTGAGTGGTCTAACATATCTTTATTTTCTCTAATAAGATCTAAATTTCTTCTCTCATTAGGATTAATGTATCCAGCATCATACTCAACCAAAATTCCACGACCCGAATCTCTCGGACCTAATATCTTTAAATCTTTCATTTAATATTTTATATATAAATACTAAATACTTTCAGTTTCTTTCTTTATGGGTTTTTGATTTCCGTTTTTTGTAAGGGTTAGTTTAAAAAACTTATTTTTACTTAATACATCCCCATATACTTCTTTGATAAGATTTTTAACGTACTTCTTTAACTTGGGGGATTTGAAGTCCATATGTTCGTGTAGAAATAAATTAATTTCTAAGTTCATAAATGACTTCTTTTTTAATTGTAGACCGCTTGTTCTTAAATCCAGATCTACTATGAACTTTGAATCGAATACTTCTTTGTTTATGTTTTCTAAAACTGAATGTTTGACAGATCTTGCCATATTTAGCACAACTCGACTCCAGTTCTCTACTTCGTCTTTTGGTTCCACCCACGTTTGGATGTTTACATAAATTGATTTTAGGTTTTGGGCATCTATGGTGCCGTAGTGTGATTTAAATGTTCTATACCCACTCAATTTTGTAGTTTTCCCTTTTTTCATAAAAATTTTCCATACTCTTAATGTTTATTTTTATAAATTATAACGAATTATTATATTTATATCAACAACCTAAAAATTTATGTTATTTGTAGAAGTAAAAAAAGGAAACATTGAAAAAGCATTGAAGGACCTTAAAGGAAAAGTAATTAGAACCAAACAAAGTTCTATCCTTTTTGGTAAGAAAGAGTTTACAAAACCATCAGTAGAGAAACGAGCTGAATTTAAAAAAGCGTCGTATATCCAAAGATTAAAGTCCAAACAGAATTAAAGACCTTCGTTAAGTTGTTTCAACTTGTAGTAATTCAACTCGTTGAATGATTCGGTCTGCAATTTAGTTAACACCTTATCAATAGTTTGAGAAGTTTCAGAATCTGAAGTTGATTTTTGGTCGTTTAATTTACTAACAACCTCATCTTTAATTTTGGAATAATTCTCAATTAAAGTTTCTTTAGGTATGGATAAGATAGTTTTTAATTCCTTTTGTTCTGACTCAGATAATGACGTAATGAATTTATCAACCGTTTTATTTGCGATACTAATCATAGATTTTAACGGAACCTGAATAACTTCTTTTTGATCTTTAGATTTGTTTTTCAAACCCTCTAAGATTACTTTTTTACTTTTAATTTTGTTCTCCAACGTTAAAACATTTGTTGAGAATAAATCGTCAATACTTTTATATGTATTTTCACATTGTATGTGACCTACCCAAGATTTTAGTTCTTTAATGTTTTTTGGATTAATCTTATTAATCAAATTTTCATAAGCCGTAATAGATTCTTTAATGAATTCATTTGCAACGGATTCAGACAAACCTTTATTTGACGATAGTTCATCGTATAAGAAAAATACTTTAGCAATATTTTTATTGTTCAAAACCAATTGTTCAAAAACAAATAGATCTTTTTTAAGATTTTTATTTTTGTATGATTCTGATAAACAGGTTTCTATTTTTGATTTTAATTCTCCAAACATTTCTATAATTTTATTATAAATATCAACTAATTTTTTTTACGTCATCAATCTCCGTCCCAAGAGTTTCTTCATCATAGGATTCCGAATCTATCATCTCACCATCCCACCAATCATAATCGTCGTTTTCGACTAAAAATGTATTAACATCCTCGGGGTCCTCAAGAAAACTTTCATAATCCATTACCCACCATTGTTTTTCACGAAGTTCCGCAATCCTTCTAGTTTTAACCTCAAAAGTACCAAGTTTTGGTACCTTTAATGGTTCTGTTTCGTAATTAGGGTTTGATTTGTAAAGTTGTAGAATATAACTCATTTCAGAATAATCAAGATTTTTAAGATTAATTAAATCTAATTCATCCCTTATTAATTTATCGTTAGCGTAGTCAAATATGTTAGATGGTCTACCATAAGACTCCACTGAATTATAAATCATCCTTAAAATTAATTTAAGGCTTTTTTCTGTGAGTTTTTGTAATCTATTCATATTAATAAATATTAATCTTTTAACAATCTAGATAATTCTTCCTCAATTATTCCTAATGTTCCATTAACTTTTCTAAACTCTAAGAAATCATCTTCATCGAACCCATCTTCATTATGTTCGGTTAATAATTTAAATCTTTCTTTTTTTGTTGATTCAGGTACCGTTGGTGCCGCTGTCTCTGCCCCTCCTTCAGGTGCTGGAGGTGCTCCTCCTCCTCCGAAGTCTCCACCCATATCAGGTGCTGGAGGTGCCCCTCCTTCAGGTGCCTCACCTTCAGTTGGTGTTGCTCCCGATGCCGGTGCTTTATATAACTTATCAACCGTATCAAATACACCTGTGTTTGTTATAATTGTTGCGGTGTTGTCAAGTTCTGCGGATACCGCTCTCTCCATTCTGATTTGTTGTAACTCAAGTTTAATTTCCTCATCAGAGAATCCAAAAATGTGTTTCTTAGCCCAAGTAGCGGACGTAGGTTGTACTGATTTAGGTATTTCAGTAACCATATCTTTATAAAGTGTTACCTTCTCCTTCCATACATCAATCATTAATAAATCCGCTTGTTTCGATGGATTTGTTAATTGTAATGTAAAGTTAGATATCTCATCCTCAAACCCCATTAGGAATAAGTGAATGATAGCAATTTTATTCATTTCTGAAATTGCTGATTTTTGTATTCTATTAATTGTTCTTGCAAAACGAATATCCAATAAAGATAAATTTTTACCATCACCAACAGGTTCCTCAAAACCTAAATAAGCTTTAGGTATTCTTAATGCGGTTACAAGTTTCTTTTGGATGTATTCTATATCGGCAATTTCAGATAAGTTCTGCGCTCCCGGTAATGTCTCAATTGGACTTGCTTGTGCTGGATCACGAACAGGAATGAAATAATCTTGGTCGACAGCCATTTGGTTAAAACGTAAATCTACATTACCTGTCTTTTTATCAACAACCTGATCTCTTTTAAATTTGTTGGCAACTCTTTGTACGTATGGTTCAACATCCTTATCATCCATATTCCCAACATATACTTTAAACACCCTTCTTTCAGGTGCTCTTGATGTTCTATAGATTAACATCGCATCTTCAGACAATACTAATTGTTTCCAAATACGACGTGCCTTTTCTAACATCGATGTTCCGTATGGAAGTTTTCTATCATCACCTAATAATCTAAAGTGAGCAACCTCCCAAGTGTTAAATTCCGCATCTTTTGTTTTCCAAGCGAATTTTAATGCCTTTCTACTAACATCTGCAGTGGCTTGATATGTTCTTGCGTCCATACCCCTTTCTAATCTTTCAATTTCAATATTTGGTAATTGTAAACATCCAGTTACCCCTTTATCTGGGTTTAATTTTAAATAAACAAAATTATCACCGTACTTACACATATTTCTAATCCACATAGGTAAGTTGGTGTTAATGTCTAAGGTATTAACAAATAAATCAATCAAGATACTTTTAATCCTGTTTGATTCAGAATATACCTGTAAAACATAACCATTTTGGTCTGGTGTTGTCGCTTCCTCTGCGTAAATATCTAAAGCCGTTGATATCTCAGGCGTATATTCCATAGATTCGTAGTCGTAAAATGCCGCTAATCTCGTTGGCTCATAATAGATTGCTTGAGTATATAGATTGTTCTCTACTTTAGCCCAATTTGTACTTAAATAAAGAGATTGTTGATTCTGCAACTTAGCTTTCTCATATTCGGACTTATCGGTTGTTTTAAGTAATTCTTTCTTATCTAACTTATATTCGGGTTGACCTTGACCCAACGTTGAATCGGGACCAAATGTCTTGGCTAGCTTCTGCCAAACCGTTAGATTTTGATTATTATTTTCCATATTAAAATTTTAACTATAGATATAAATATCTAAAGAGTTAGTTCGAGGTTGACCCACTTTGTGTTAATGAGTCCGATTTTTGACTCGACGTTAAATCATAAGGATTTGACTTTTGATTAAATGTTACCGGAAATACCTTTTGTCCGGTTGTGATTTGACCCTCAACAACAAGTCTAGATCCATTAGCAATTCTTCCTGATCTTTTTCTAAAACTTAGTCCCATATTTCTATTTCATTATACCACCAAATAACCAACCATATGTTTCATAGTCATTTCTTGATGGACCGTTATTGTTTAAACCCGCTCTTTCTCTTAATACATTTTGATTTGGGATTAATGGATCAAAATGTGATTCTTTGGCAACTGCATCGTTATTTACGACCGCCCAAGATTCTATCATATTTTTAGTGTGTTCTGTGGCTCTTTCTAATTTGGAGAATGATGATTCCCCAACGTATAACGCCATAGATATACCCATAATAAGGTCATCGTGTTGTCCCTTTTGGTGATCTGGCCTACCATTGATGTAGACAAACGTATTCATCTCATTATATAGTCGAACACTTCGTATCTTAAACTTATGTCTAACTCCCTCCTCGAAGGCGGCAATAATCTGAACCCTCTTATTGTTAAAGTTAATACCAGGTATCTTATCAACACCACCCTTATTAACCGCCCAAATATTCATAGAATCAACCCCATCAATATAAAGGTTCTTATAACCAAGTTCTTGCATTTTTCTCACCGTTGTAATACCCATACCACCGGTAATATCGACAACAACAAACGCACTATACAATACTCCCCACTTGTAAGCAATTTCCGCTAATGTATCAGGGGGGATTTTCCCAACGTATTCCAACACTTGTTCTCTATCGTCAAAATCTATAATTTGGATTGATGAAAAATCTTCACTATCTCCACGAGAAACGTCGACACCCATAATATACTTATGACCTTCGATCGGCTCCTTCCAAATCCACAATGAGTTACCCATCAGTTTTGAAGGTGCTTCCAATAACGAGTTGTCCTTAATATCCTCAAGTTGTTTGTTATCAAATACGTTATCACCCGAACCTAAGAATTCACAATTCAACTCTTGGTTAATTTTTCTCTTATCGTACTTAAGTTTCTTAACCATTTTCTCATACCAAGTAGAGCATGGCTTATATCCTTGTTTAAAGAAATGTCCTAATTCTTCATAATCTCTATTGAATGGGTCTGTGTGTGCAAATGATATATTTTTGGACACATCAAAATCCTCACGATTCAGTAGATAATGAATTAAATCATCGGTCGGGACTAAATAAAGATCTTTAGCGTACCTTGGATCTCGGTACCAATACATTTCAGAGATTTTAAAATTATTCATCCCTTTTAATGATTGGTCGTATATCTCATAGTAAATTGGATCATACCCATTTGGAGTTGAGACCACGATAACCTTACCACCTGTGGATAAGGATGCCATACAAGCCGCCCAGAAATCACTATCAGCCTCAATAAAGGCTGCTTCATCAAATACAAGAATCGTAGGGGTAAATCCACGTAAGGCATCTTTTGATGTTGCCACCGCTTTTACCTCAGACCCATTTGTTAACTTATAATGTCTTTGTGAATTTTTATCGTTAGAGAACCCAACCCCTAACCAATTTGGCCATTGATCAACAAAAGCCCTAATCTTATTTGCCATCTCCATTGACGTATCAAGTTTGTTGGCAATGATTAGAATTTTTTCAGGTTGAGTTTTCTTAGCGAATACCAATCTTTTTGATATCCAAGCGGCGGTTACCGTTGATACACCCGCCTGACGGTATTTTAACGCAATATTTTCCTCAAAATTTTCATAATCATCTAATAGTGAAACTTGATCGGGAAATAGTTCGAGTGGGACGTATTTTGAAACCGTGTTATCGTAAGTTTGTAAGTATGTTCTTAATGCGTATGGAGTATCCTGAAGACACTTCACATACTCAATCATTACTTGTTCTTTAGTTAAAGCCATATAATATAAATATCAATTATGACCCTTTCTTGTAAATACTACTTTTTCCCTATGGAAAACATCTTATTGATTGGTAACTCCATTGGAGCCTCATCAGAAAACATAGTTACCTTTTTAGGTCTACGGATAATCATTGATTTTTGATTCTTAGTTTTTTTCTTAATCGTCTCAAGAAGATCTTTTTTTGACATTTTCGCCATTATGTTCATCTCAACCATTTCAGAAATTTTTTCTTCTAAGAACTTTTCTAAATTTTCATTAGTTTTAACTTTTACCGATTTTTCTGGGTGAATTTTCTCGGGCATTTTTTTGTAATCTTTTTTGGTTGTGGAATCAGAGAATTCTTTTGCCATCTTACACCATTTTTTTTCTTCTTTTGTTTTACCCTTACCACAACGAGACCAAAATAAACCTTGTTGTGCTTTAGATTCGAATTTTTCACTTATTGTTGATTCCGCCATACCCATATTAGATCTGTCATTATCTGAATCATCATCCATTCCATCAGGAGCTTGATCATTTGCATCGTGAGGTGCTTCTTGTCCTGTGTACGATTGTAATTCATTATCACCTTGAGCATTTGAGGATGTAACGTCATCCGTCTCATCTTCAGATATTTCTTTCTCAGCGACTTCCATAGTACCAGGTGCGGCATTTGGTGCTGGTTTTAAACTAACTTGAGTTTGACCCGGTTTTAACGGAACAACACCGCCCTGAGGTCCAACCGTAGTGGTTGTGGTTTGTTTTTGTTGAACTTGTTCCTCAGTTTCTTTTTTGAATTTCTCAACAAGAACTTTTATTTGAGATTCACTTAAATTAGCAACGGTCTTTGCTGAAAGACCGCTCTCAATTAAAAAAATTATATTTTTGTTACTTTTCATAAACCACTTCCTTTTCAAATTGTAATACTATATCTCTTTCGTATAGTTTGTTTTTAATATCTTCTTCGGTGTCACCAAAATTAAACACCAATCGTTTAACTAAAGAAAAATCAACGTTATCAGTTTCTTTTTCCCAACCTAAAGCAATTACTCCATCCATAGAATCTAACACCGAAAACACATCGGAATCTTGTATTAGTTCAAATGAAATTTCTTCATTTATCATTGTCCCCACTTTTCTAATATATTCCATATCAGGTGGTGATGGATATCCGTTTGCTGGTTTTGATTCCCAGTTTTCACCAAAAACCTCTAAAGTGTCAGAAAAAATAAATTCATAAATGTTATCCCCCTTGTAATTAGGACCCAAACCATTTATATAAATTAATTTAATCATATGATATTACCTTCAGTTGTTATTCTAACTTCATTTATACCTTCTTTGAAGATTAAATTACCTTTGTTGCTTAAACCCATTAATTTAACTCTTGGGTTTTCTCTAACGAAATCCAACGCAACGTCTAATTGTTCTGTAGATTCTGAAAGTTTAATAATGTTTTGTTTGTTTTGTTTGTAGTTTTCGTTAGTTCTTCTTTCTTTTTTTACCTTTTCTTCATCAGTTAAAGTAAAATATTTAGATAAAACTTTATCTACAGATGACTCACCGAAAGTTCCGTGTTCAAAACTATCAACAGCCGGATAATGTCTTCTACCTCTTCTTCTTTCTTTGTTGTATTCGTCATCCTCTTCATCTAATTCGGATTCTGTTTGTTCACCACTCATTCCTCTAAGTGCAACATTACCATAGGCTCCCGGTAAATAATCTCTAAACGCTTCACCATAACTATCATATGTTTCTTTCATTTCAGGTTCTTCATCACCTGGTGCCGGTGGAGGAGTAATCTCATCTTCCATTTCATCAGAAGATCCTTCAATATCCTCTTCTTCGAAAGATACGTCTTCCCCATCTTCATCATCCTCATTACCACCTTCTAATTTACCAATGATTTCTTCAATATCATCTTCATCCAATACATCAACGTCAATTGCCGATAGGATTGAATTAATAACATATTTAACGTTTTGAGCTGAAAGTTCTTTTTCTTCTTCGTATGATCTGATTTTTTGAGCTAACTTACCAACAAGGATCTGTATTCTTTTAAGATCCGAAACCTTTTTTTCTTTTGGTTTTTCCTCAACATCGATATCAAGTTCTTCTTCACCACCCATATCAGGCATTTCACCACCCATATCAGGCATTTCACCACCCATATCAGGCATTTCACCACCCATATCAGGCATTTCACCACCCATATCTGGTGGGGGTGGAATCGCCCCTTCACCTCCCATATCAGGAGCAGGGGGAAGTTCAGCATCCACAGGTGCTGGTACTTCAGGTATTACTGGTTCAGCTGCCGGAGCCGCTGTTGTTTTAGCTTTAGGAGTTTTTAGTATGAACTTTTTTTTTTGCTCCCCAAAAAGAGAAGTACCTTCTTCGTTCTCATAAAGAGTGTTAATCTCCTTAGTCATCAAGTTCAATCTCTTCAACGCTTGAGAATACGACGGGTAATATTTTCTACTTTTCATAGGTTCAATATAATCCGCCTCAGATTCATTGATTGATTGTTTAATGATATACCCTTGTCTTTCTTTTACGATTTCATAAGAGTTACCATCCGCTAAAGAAATTTTATATTCACTAGAGTTTGATTCGTTTAATGATTGAGGTGTATTTTCGTTATAACGAGCAATTTCCATTATTCGTCTAATCTTATCCATTCCTTCAAGTTTTTCACTACCGATAGGTTTTAATCCTGCCATAATTATATTATTTAATGTGAATTATTTTTTTCTTATAAATATATCGTTTTATAAGAATATTTTAGTTTTTGGGTATTTATTGTTTCATTGATAACCCTTTATTCAGAATCTTACTTGGGGCTCCCCTTAATTTTTCTAGGTAACCATTTCTTCTTAATATTTTAAATACCAAGTTCTCGGATGAATATTCTCCGTTTTTCTCAAGACCGCAAGTTCTAAACTTACTTAATTTCTCTTTATATTTCTCAATTAAATCTATTGAGTCATCAATGTCCTCATCTTCAATATTCTCCAATACCCCATCAATGATATCCATCCATTGTTTTGCTTTACGATCAACGGTACCTTTATCAATTTTAACATCTTCCTTTTCAGGTTTATGTTGCCATTCATCATACAATAAAGAGTAAACTCCACTTGAGAAATGAGCATCCTCCTCACCTTCAACGTAAAGTTCCGTTTCATATCCGAATATCTTAATATCGTGATTTTTATTGAATAGGGTCTTTTTCAACATAAAGAGCTCCTTATACAGATCTATTTGTGCTGGTGGGAATTGTTGAAAGTTTGCAATAATATGTATATCAAAGTCGGAATATTTTGACCAATTATAATTTGCCAATGAACCAGTTAAAACTATGTCCGTAACTATAATATCAATTTTAAGATAATCCAAAAATTGATTTGCAATTTCTAATAGACGTTCCCTAACTTCTGGTTTCATCTTATATTTTTGACCCTCAGGATCGCCCATATGTTTTTCATTTGGTAGATACCAAATTTTAGGGTTTAATTCAGATTGAGGTTTAAAACTCTTAAGAAGTTCTTTTGTATTCATATATATAAATACAATCTTAAACTAGTTTCTTGTATTTGTGGTTTTTGGAAATTCTAATATTGAAGTAATTCCCCTGTGATGGTGCTGATCTAAATTCGGTATACATTTGGTGAGGAACATCCTCATATTCGTATCTCATACCATTTTTAAATTCCGCAATCATTTTTTTGGTGATAGTATCGTATTGTGTTCTCACAATATTCGATGATTGAACTTCATTTAAAATTGTAGTTCCGCTAATTGTTTCGCTTGTTATTGCCATAATATATTAATTTAATGGGGTTATGTCATCTATATGACGAAGTTTATCCATAATATAATAATGAATATCATCCCCGTCAACCTTAAATCCATAATCTCTAATTGTTTGATGTACCTCCTTCATCAATGGTTGAAATTTTGAGTGTAAAAACATTAAATCGTTTGGGTAATAAGGGGGACTTTCAATATCTTTTTGTGACCATCCCTCTCTTTGGAATACTTCTCTAATTTTGAGATATGTTTTTTCTAACTCTTCTGTTATCCCCAAAGATTCCGCAAATTTTTTCCATCCTTCCATAACTATAAATATATGAAAAAAAAATCCACCCGAAGGTGGATCTTTATTATTTAAGAGATTTTATTTTATCTCGATATTCTATCGCCTTTTCGTATTCTTGTTTTTTCACACATTCATCTAATTTGGATTGTAATTCCGAAATTTTTTCTTTGTTTTCCTCAAAACTTTTTATTTTATCTCTCAATTCTACCGCTTGTTCGAAATCTTGGTTCTCAACCGCCTTTTCTAATTTAGCTTTTAAAAACTCAAGTTCATTAAATTTAGGTTCACCACCAAATCCTTTAGTCATAATTGTGTATGACGTAGTTCCGTCAGATGATTTAAATGTTTTTTTATCCCATCCCTTATTATCAAATGGGAATGAAAACATCTCGTTCATCATCTCATCAAATTCTTTCCAATTAAACATTCTTTATTTTATTTTTAAGTTTATTTTTATGTTACAACATTTTTTACTAAATTTGTGCCAAACAACTAATACTGACATTTTGTCAGTTGTAAATAAATTATACTGACAATTTTACAATATTGGACTTTTTGTTTAATTTTTGTTAGTATTTGAAAAAACGAAAAACTATGTTAGAAGAATTTGCGGGCGAAAACAACAATGAAAAGGCGAAAAAGAAATCTGATGGTGGTACACCGGTGTTAGATAACTTTAGTAAGGACTTAAACAAATTAGCGGAAGAGGGGAAATTAGATCCTGTTATCGGGAGAAAAAAGGAAATTATTAGGATTGCGCAAATTCTATCAAGAAGAAAGAAAAACAACCCAATTATTATTGGTGAACCAGGGGCGGGTAAAACTGCGATTGTTGAGGGATTATCAATGTTAATACATAACGGAGAATGCCCTAAAAACTTGATGGATAAGAGAATCGTCTCATTAGATATGAATTCCATTGTCGCTGGTACCAAATATCGTGGTCAGTTTGAGGAGAGAATGAAAGTAATCATTGAGGAACTCCAATCAACTCCGAACATCATTTTATTTATCGATGAAATCCATACCATAGTTGGTGCTGGTAATAGTTCAGGTTCTTTAGATGCGTCAAACATCTTTAAACCGGCATTATCTCGAGGTGAAATCCAATGTATTGGAGCAACAACATTAGATGAGTATAGAACAAACTTCGAAAAAGACGGAGCCTTAGAGAGAAGATTCCAAAAAGTGGTAGTTGACCCATCCACAAAAGAAGAAACCTTCGAAATCCTAAAACAAAGTAAGGAGAAGTATGAAGATCATCACAAAGTAACTTATGATGATGACACACTATGGACGTTTGTTGAATTAGCGGATCGTTACATTACCGATCGTGAGTTTCCAGATAAGGCATTTGACATTTTAGATGAGGTGGGAGCAAGAATGCAAATTGATATTAAATTACCTGAAAGTATTGAACAACTTAAAGTAGAAGCTTCCAATATCAAACAAGAGAAGTATCGAGTTATCAAACAACAGAATTACGAACAAGCTGCAGAACTTCGCGATAGAGAACGAAACATATTATCTAAATTAGAAGCAGAGAAAAAGAAGTTTGAGGACCACCTAAGAAGTAGTAAAAGAACTATCCCTGAAGAATTGGTTTATGAGGTTGTTTCAAATATGACAAAAATTCCAATCTCAAATATTAACTTAGATGAGAGAAATTCGCTTATCAACTTAAACAATAATTTAAGTTCAAAAGTAATCGGTCAAGAAGAAGCGGTTATAAAGATCACAAAGGCTATTCGTAGAAATAGAATGGGTATTAAGGATCCAAACAAACCAATTGGGTCATTCATATTCTTAGGGTCAACAGGTGTTGGTAAAACTTACTTGGCAAAACAATTAGCGAAAGAAATGTTTGGTAGTGAAGACAATATGATCCGTGTGGATATGTCTGAATACCAAGAGAAACATACAATCTCTCGTTTAATTGGTTCTCCTCCAGGATATGTTGGTCACGATGAGGGTGGACAATTAACCGAACAAGTTAAAAACAAACCATATTCTGTGGTATTGTTTGATGAGATCGAGAAGGCTCATAAAGACATATTCTCAACACTTCTTCAGTTGTTAGACGATGGACACATTACAGATTCATTGGGACGTAAGATTAATTTCAAAAATTGTTTAATCATTATGACTTCAAACATTGGGGTTAAAAAATTGCAAGATTTTGGAACCGGAGTTGGGTTTAAAACTATTAACTCAAGTGAAGTAGTTCAGGAAGAACAAAAAAGAGAAATCCTTAAAAAAGAATTAAGTAAGTTCTTTGCCCCTGAGTTCTTAAATAGAATTGATGATGTTGTAATTTTTAACTCATTAGAGAAAAAACACATTGACGTTATTACTAAATTGGAGGTGGATAAATTGTTAAAACGAGTTAGTGAGAAGAAATACAATTTCACTTACGAACAGGATTTAATTGATTACATCTCAAAAGTTGGGTTCGATGAAACGTTCGGGGCAAGACCAATCAAGAGAGCAATCCAAGATAAGATTGAGGATTTAATTTCTGAAAAGATATTAATGATGGAAATTGAGGAGGGTAAAGATTATGTCCTTAAAGTGGAGAATGATGAGGTTGTGACTTCCCTTAAAGAAGAAAAAATTAAAAAAACAAGAAAAAAGAAAGAATAATTTTTTTATTCACAATTTTAACACTATGTTTGTAGAAACAATTTAAGATGAATTTAAATAAATTTAAAGAACTTCTGTCTGTACCATCTAAGACATACAAAGAAAGTAAGATGGTTGAGTATCTTATATCAACCATTGGTGATATGGAGGGAGTTACTCTTACTTGTGACGAACATAACAACATATATGTAACAAAAGGAACATTGGGTGAAGGTGAGTTTTACCCAATGTTTATTTCACATACCGATACGGTACACGAACTTGTTGATGAAATTATAGTTAAGGAAGAACACCTTATTCGTCCTTACACATTTGGTAAGGATTTCGGCAACGAACAATCTCTTTGTTTAAAGGCATACGATAAAAACGACAAACCAACAGGTATTGGTGGTGACGACAAATGTGGTATCTATATTTGTATTGAATTGTTAAGTCAATTAGACAAAGTTAAGGTTGCATTATTTGTTTCCGAAGAAACAGGTTGTCACGGTTCAAGAATGGTAAATGAGGATTTCCTTAAAGACGTTGGATATTGTGTCCAATACGACGCACCAGGTGATCACCTGATCTCTTATAGTTGTTTTGGGACGGTATTGTTCGATAAAGATGGTGAGTTCTTTGAAACGTCTCTTAGATCAATTACAAAATCATTCAAAAATGAGATGTTAGTACAATCGCACCCATATACTGATATTATGATAATCAAACAAAAGTCTGACTTTTCTTGTTTAAATATGTCTTGTGGTTACTACAATATGCACACACCTAATGAGTTCATTTGTATTGATGATGTTGAGAGAGCAATTGAGGCTGGTAAAAACTTGGTGAAAGATCTTGGTTTAACCAAATATGAATTCTTATATGAAACACCAAAACCTCTTTACACGGGTTCATCGTTATTAAATAATGATGATGAGGATGAAGATCCGTTTTATGAGGAAGTTCATCAGTTATCATCAATCGACGTGATCGAAGACAGAGGTGGAATTATTATTTCGGATTGTTACGATGAAAATCAATTTTACATCGATGATGAAGATGGTGTTATGTTATATGAGATCCTAAAAAAACGTTATGATTTAAATTAACTTTTATCAACTCTAAATTCATATGGGTTAAATAGTCCTGGTTGTGTGGCAAGGTTAATTACCTCGTCAACCGGGGCATTACCATATTTACCGCCATAACCCATATAATAGTTGTTGGATATATAAAACGTAACCATTAATGTTTCCGGATCAATACTTTTTACTTTAATGTAATATTCCCCATCACCAGGAATTCTTTTTGTGTCGAATAAACCTAGTTTTGAGATTTTATCAACAGATTCAATATACTTAGGGTTAAGTTCTTCTTGAGCCTTTTCGACGTATTTCTCAATCAATTGGACCATATCCTCACACGCAAAGTCGTCATACATTTGTTGGTCAAAAATATTATATTCAATTTCGTAATATACAGGAGGATGACCCTTAAAATGTTTGTCAATATAATTAAACATAACATTTAAGACATTATCCGAAAAGTCACCCTTATCTAAAAACATTTGAACCAGCGATCCCCAACTAACAAAATAGGTATTAAAACAATTTTTAAGTTTCCCACTCCAATTTACAATACCTAAAGGTTTTAATCCATCGCAAAACGCATTTTCAATATATTCAGGGGCTAGTTTATCTAACATTTTACTTTTTGAGGTACATATTATTTCATTTATATCATCCCCGATTCGACTGAAAAAGTTATCCAAGGTTGATGCAATTTCCGCATCTTCTCCATAAATTGTAACTTGGTTATTATTATTTGTTTTAAAGTATTTAAGTAAACTTGGGGATACTATTGAAATTAGTTCTCTTAACTTAACAATCCCTTCACCACAGATGTACCCAAACGAATATCCTTCATTCCAATCATCATTTGATCTATTATAACATTCGTCACTCCAATCATAATTATTATAATACATACTATCATAATTTCTTGCATCCCATTCGGAATCGCCGCCTTCTTCACCATAAATGTCAGGGAAAAAGAATTTCAAGAATTGTTCTAGATCGTCAAAATTGAAGATTAGTCCATCTGCGGTTATATCAATGATATTATCATAATCATTACCATTATTATCCAGAAATGAAACGTCGTCATAAGATAACTTCCTCTTATTTAAAAGAAGTATTTTTTGGAAATCATCCAATTCTTTAATTTCCTCTTCAATGATTAATTTTTTTCTCATATATTTATAAATATATTGTTAAGTATAAGTTTTTGTATTATATTTGTATAAGTTCATTGATTTATGGGGGTGTACTTGGATTTGACAGGTATTGGCTGAGGAATAAGGGCACGTGGAGACTGAATTAATCTCCTTAAAAACTGATTCACTTTTATAGACGGCAACGTTTTAGACAAAATGGAAACTCTTGGATTAGTAAGAGAATCTGAAGTTACTGTAGCTTAATAAGATACGGAAACGGGGGGTCGGTGGACATACAACCTAGCAACAGAAGTCTTTACAAAGGTGTGGTTTCTACCCAAAAAGAAACAAAACGGGTATGGTTCCCCGAAAGAACTGTCACCGTCACTGAGCGGTGTGAGAACTCAGATATTTCGGAAGGTATGACAAACCTTGACCTAAACGTGTAGTCCTTGTCTGACAGGATAAGCTGGACGAGGGTTCGAATCCCTCCACCTCCACCAACTATAAACCTCATCTTCGGATGGGGTTTTTTTATGCGGTAAAATTATTAATTAGTGTTGTGCGATTATTATATTTTTATGCAAAAAAAAGAGGTATTAATTACCTCTTTTAATATCACGATCAATATCTCTTGATTTTATTGTTTGACGTTTATCGTAAAGTTTTTTACCTCTGGCCAACGCAATTTCCAATTTTATTAAATTCCTATCATTCACAAATAAACGATATGGAACAATAGTTAACCCATTTATAAGTTGATCTTTTAAATTCTTTAATTCTTTTTTCTTAAGAAGTAATTTTCTGTCCACCACAGTTTCGTGAGACGACCCAAACCCATAATCTGATATGTTCATACCTTTAATGAATAATTCCCCGTCTCTGAAGTAGCAATATCCCTCAGAGATGGATGCTTTACCCATCCTTATTGCTTTCACTTCCGATCCCTTAAGTTTTATCCCCGCAATCTCAACTTGAATAAATTCATACTCAAATTTAGATTTTTTGTTCACTATGTTAACTGAATTTTTCATACTACAAATATACACATAAAAATATTTTATTTAATCAACTATAAACCCCATCTTCGAATTAAATTTTTTTATTTAAAATATTTTGTAAATATGAAAAATGTAAGTATTTTAGTGCTATGAAAAAGATCGGAACATATCCACATAATTTACCAATTTTATTGGTTATTTGAAAAGTTCTTCTTATTATGTAATTAAATAGTTAACCAATAAAAAAAAGAGATGAGAAAGTTAGTATTAGTTTTATCGGTGGCATTTATCGGAGTATTAAATGCACAACCAGATTTAGATAGTTTAAGTAAACTTCCATTTTATCATTGTCCAACCACTAAAAACGATTTGAAATCCTTTGATTTGATAGAAGTTGAAAGTTTAGAAAGATTTGGTGAGTTATTATCCATCAGATATGGATGTTATGTAGGATGTGATCAGTTTGTGGATATCGATGGGTTTACAGATGTTGCAATTTTTTTAAGACCGACAGATAGTGAAGTGTATGAATGTTCAGTTATGACTTTACTATCAATTACCGAAAATTTATTTAAACGAGGTATATTATTAGAGAATGTAAACTTGTATTATGAAATTTGTACAACAACTTCAGAAGAATAATTAATAACAATAAAAAAATGGGACAGATTAATTTCTGTCCCATTTTTTATTGTTATTTATGAAAATATATCAGATGATGATTTAATAAATTTAGGGTCCGTTGATAATTTGTAATATATTGAACCAAACACCGGATTAATTACTCCTGTCCCAAGATCTTTATAATTATTTTTCATTATTACTCTACCATTTTTAGTACTATACGGCATTATCGTTATAAATGTAGAACCCCCCATTTTATCAGAAAATAAATAACCTGCCTTTGTTTTAGGGCTAAACACTACACTATTAATAGTGAACATACGAGGATCCAAAAGTTCTTTCGAATATTCCATTTGAAGTTTGTTAGTAATTGGTTTGAATCCAAATGCTAGTTTACCAACTAACATACTAGGATCCGATCCTTGACCAGTACCATAATAATTATAAATACGTTTGTAATTTTCTTCATTTATTTCATTAGTAGTTTTACTACCATTCGGACCTAACCATTCTGCATCATCTTCAGCAAATACAAATCCTGGTATTGGACTTGGTGTTGATGGTTTAGATGATACCTGATCACCTGACGCCACTTGTTCAGAGATAACTCTTTTTACTATATTAACCAATTCTGATTCTTTTAATCTTACAATTCTTGCCATAATTATTTGTTTTATTATAAATATAACGATGTTTAAAAAAAGGAATAGATTGTACCACCAATTATAAACCTCATCTTAGGATGGGGTTTTTTTATTGTAAAATTTGGTAGTATAATAAAATTTACTTAATTTAGTGGTATGAGAACAATTAAAACATATTTCACTAATTTACCGGTAGGGGTGAAATGGATTGTGGGACTTAATGTCTCAATCTATATTATTACATTAATTGTTTCTCTAATATTTGGCGTATCCTTACAAGATTACCTTGGGGCTTACCCAACATACTCCGAAAATTTTAATGTCATCACAATCTTCACTAGTATGTTCGTCCACTCAATGGATTTTACTCACGTACTTTCGAATATGATTTTAATGTTAGTTTTTGCACCATTCGTTGAGAACAAATTAGGATCTAAAAACTTTATTTTTTCTTACTTATTTATTGGTGTTATGGGATATGTTGCAATCAACCACTCGTACCACGTCAATAAATTAAACATTACTGAATCAATAGAAAACTCAGGATTAGATGTGACCAAGATTAAAATAATTAATGGTAAAGTGTGTGATGAATGTTTAACCTCTTCCAATGGAGATCAACCAAACATTACTAATGACTATAATTACGTAATTTCAAAAACTTACGGAGCGTCCTCATCATTATTTGGGATCATAGTTTTATACGTACTATTTAACCTTTTAATCGTTAAAAAAGTTTTATATAATGCTTTGGGTATCTATTGTATTTTAACTACGTCTCTTGAGGTTTTTAGTGATCAACATATTCTTAATGGTAGTCAATACGCTCACTTCGGTGGTATTGTTGGGGGTGTGGTAATATTTATCATTTATAAAATAAAAAAGGGTATCGTTTGATACCCTTAATTTTTTATTTATTGTTGTATTGTTTCTTGAGGATTAAATCGTTGTAAATAATCAGCAAACCTTCTTAAGTAAGGGTTGTTATCTAACTGACCCCAATTTGCAGTTCTTGCCGATTGTGTTTCATCATACTCATCACCGTAACTCATATCGGTAGCAATGTATTTCATAATAGTATTATACCCTTCTTTCTTAACATAAGATAAACAAGTTTGGTAATCCGCTTTATTTTTAATAGTGAAGACACCTGTTTGAACTTTAGCTTCGTCGGTACCTAACCCATCCATACCCGCTTTAATTAATTGGAATGCCTTTAATCCATTATTAACCGCCGGTTTAGCTCCTGTTGCCATACCTGATTTAGCTCCTGCCGCCGCACCAGTACCTACTTGTTCAGAGATAACTCTTTTTACTATATTAACCAATTCTGATTCTTTTAATCTTACAATTCTTGCCATAATTATTTGTTTTATTATAAATATAACGATGTTTAAAAAAAAACAAACAAAAAAAGGGATCGATTCACATCGTCCCTAAATTTCTTTACTTAAATAAGTTTTACCTAAAAAATAAAAACCTGAGATTACAGTTTTTTGTGAGAACCTTTAGTAGTATTATTGTTTCCCTACTTATCCACCATCTTTTGAATGGTATTTCTCAGTGACGATTGGTTAGACCAATCACTTCTTAAGATATCAGTTACTCTCTCATTACTCAACTCTCTTCGAGACTGCCGTCCCAACTCTTCCTTGCGGGAATAGAGGTTTTTGGTAAGAATATCGTCAAACTTGCGGTCTGATCGATGCAATGAACGGCTCATTACTATGTAGTCACCTTTCACTGATACCTGACGGACACTTTTGCTTTAAGTCTAATTTATGATTTTACTCTTCAATGTAAAAATAAAGTTTTGTGTCGTGGATTGGAGAAGTAGTGGTCCGTCACGGGCTTCGTTATCTTTTGAACAACGAAATACTCAACTACTCCTTGAAATGTCCCCATTTCGATATTTTAAGATTACTTCGAGATCAATCCCTTGGTAGAGATTCATCAAGGACAATGTCAGCACCACCTGTTTGTTGTCATACCTTTCGGTTTTAAGTACCCTCTGATACTGGAACCCACAATTGTAAAGTCGGATAACGATACTTTTTGTTTGATCCCTACGAGTTATTCCTATTGGTGTTCCCACCTCAATCAGACGACCCACATCGCCCAATCGTTTAACCACTTTCCCTACATCGTTGACCTCGGTACTAAAGGTTATACGGTATCCCGCTTGTATACTCGACCTCGATTGCTCAAGACGCAAACCCAACACACTTAAGGGTTCACTTTATCCTACTTTCGTAGTTTATTTTATGGACTATATACGGCCCAATATCTTTATCAGTTACACCCAAGCTGCGGACTTTCTGCCATTTACTCGGTGGATAATTCTATCACCGACACTTCGTGTTTCCTGAACGGATAATCTAATCTTTCAAAGAACGTTATCGGACGTTTCCGATTTGTTTTACAAAGTTAGGTAAACTTTTTCGATTTACCAAATCTTTTTTTGTTTTTTTTTTCGAGGTTAGTTTTTAACTATTTTCCCGATTTGTTTTACAAAGTTAAGACATTTATTTCGATTTGTCAAGTACTTTGTGGAATTTTTTATTTTGGTAAATCATCAACCGAAACTCTCTCAACATAAACCTTATCAGATCCGTAATGTTGTGCTCTAATTTCTGCAAACATCAAATTGGATGTCCAAAGGTATTTACCATTCGCGATGTAAGAATACATCTCAACCTCTTTTACTTCTTCAACCATTGTTTTAAATTTTTATATGACAAACATATGTTAATTAAATCGATAGGTCAAGTGGCTTATAGGATTTTTTTCATAATATCTTTAATTCTGTGAACTTCTTCATTAACGTTTTCTTTTTGGATGTCCTTAAAGCTCTTTTCGAACGCTTTCTCATCACCCTTAACAAAGTCAATCATTGAATCTAAACCTCCTAAACCAAACAACGATAATATCGATTTTTTCTTACCATCTGTTGTGTCGGGTTCAGAACTTGATGCGACATCACTTCCCGAGTCAGAACCAATTTTAAATTTTGCTAATACCTCCCTCGCTTTACTTTCACCTCTCTCGGTTGGTGTTCCACCTGCATTTCTTGTTACAAAGAATTCTAACGCCTCATCAGCACTCTTAAATTTGTTATTAAGGGACGAACCTTCTTTTGCTAAGAATTTTAACATAGCATCTGCCGCCCCGTCAGGTTCGTTAAGTGCGTCAGGGTTACTCTCAAACCCATATTTTCTGTAGTTTGATCTTCCTGTAATTTGATTAAATCCTCTACCTCTATATTTGTATCCGTCACCACGTTGAGTGTTACCTAAACCAGGTCCAGCACCTTCGGGTCCGTATACATAATTAAAGAAATCTTCAGGATCTTTTTTTAATCTATCTAATTTTCTATCTGAAAGTCCTTTTGTTGACGAAAATATTTTTCTAATTGTTGAATTGTCGGTATTAGTATAAGGGACTTCGTTTTGTGGAATGAACCCACTTTCCTTACCTATCGTTGCCAATATTCCAGCCTGAACCATTGGGTTTGTTATTCCCATATTTTTCATTTTACCAATAATCATATCTATATTGGATTTTGCTTCACCTTTGTAAAAAGTTTGAGTCAATCCCGCTGCAACGGCAGGTTTAACCACCGAAGGGATTTCATTTTTAGATGATGATCCACCCACTCTTTTAACTCCAACGTGAATATGATCGTAGTGACCCGCAACTCTCCATCCGAACTGATATCTGTACCCACCAACATTAACGTTTAACCATTCACCGCCTTTATAATTACTATTGGATCCTCCATTCCATTTTTCCATTATACAAGCAAGTAATCTATCACCAGATTTACCTCTTGCCGGAATATCAATAGCATATGAAGAATCATTACCTTCGAAATGGTCAGATACATTTCCTGATGCCGTCTTAACTCTTGATCTTTTTTGAGATGATAATGGGTTTGATTTTCCACTACATTCAGATGCTAATTTACCAATACTTAAAGCTTTCGGCATCGATCCATCCCAATCACCACCAATACCACCAGTGGTGACTTTTCCACTATCAACAGGTCCGACAGGGAATCCCATTGTATTAACTTCGTTAAGAATCTTAGACATTATATAAAAACTTTTTTATATAAATACCTCACAACTTGAAAACCATTCGGGGGTCTCCCTGTTTTTCCATACTGCAAAGTCTTTTTTTGCTCCACGATAGTAATTACGATATGATTCAATAACATCATTACCAATTTTAAATTCGTCTCCCATTGCCAATGGAGGTGAGGTAAAATCAACATCGTGAATGTTTGGTCTGTTAGTTAAACACCATTCGATCACATCTTGAGATTTGTGACGTTTACCGTATCGGTAAGTGTATTCCTTACACAACTCCAAACCAAGATCACATAAATAAAGATAATTTGATAATGAAGATCTTACCCAAATTGCGCAGGGGTGATTTTTATGAGATAATTTGTATTGAGCTTCGGATCCTACAACCCAATGAACACCACACAATAACTGAGCGGTTTCAAGAATCATTTTAACTACGTGCTTATCACAATGATATTGTGCACATTTTTGTGTATCAAAATCTAAAAAGAAAATATTCATACCGTAAAGATATGAAAAAATAATTACTGAGCCAAATATGTCATAAGAACTCCACCTAAAGATGAAGCGTGAACTTGTAGGTGGTTAATTTGTTCCATATTTAACTTGGTCTTTCTCTTTGTGTATTCCAAAGATAGAACTCCAATAAATTTATCCTCAATTGTTTTAATTGCGAATAAATAAGATGACTTACAACCAGTTTCTTCTGCAATGTATTTTAATCCGAACGTTGAAATTGACTCATCTTTAAAATCAGATATCTCTATTGCATCATTTTGTAATAATTCATTAATTGATCTTGAAAATAAATTCACGGGGATGTTTTTAAAGTTAGATTGAACTGAACTTGCGTTTGCACCTACAGTTTCATACATAATTGAAAACTTAGCCATTGATCTACCTGTTGGGTAAAAGTTACCTCCGTTATGGAATTGAGAGACCCATACTCTATCGGCAGAAAATTCATCCTTAATATGGTCTATTTTTTGATTTACTAGTTCACTAACTCTTAGTGTGTCCATTACCATATCTGGTTTCTTCTTCTTTGAATCCATAATATGTTTGATGTATAAAACCGCAATTGGACCTATAACTCCTGTTATAAATGCGACTATAATAGTGGCCAAATTTTCCATAGTTATAATATAAATATTAAAACCAATAAAAAAACCCACCGAAGCGGGTTTTTTCTTATTTTTTATTCTGTTTATGCCTTGTTTTTACCAACAATAGACCAGATCGCACCTACCAATGTAGTTGCCCCACCAAGCACTTCCTCAATCATTGAGTCATCCATTAATCCTTTCATTACAAGGATACCCCCAATAAATGTAATTGAGTGTCTTACAATTCCCAACAATTGCTCTTTTGTTAATTTCATAGTAAACTATTTTAGGTTTATTTTACTATAAATATCACAAACTTAACGATCCTTATAGGTAACCCAAGAATAAATGAATATTCCCAAGATAATACAAGGGACTATTAATGATAATAAAATTTCAGTTGACATAGTTATTTTTTTTTATATAAACGTAAAAATAATACCACTGGTGTGGTATGATTGTACTTTTTTTGTAATGACATATTAAACATTAATGTCTTCATTCCATAGTGTTTTGTGCCATTTTTTAATTGCGGGAAAAAGAATAATAAATCCTGATGTCCCAACAATAATACTAGTAACACTAATTTCGTTAGACAAATAAAAGTGAGTTAAAAACGCTCCCAACATTACAATTACCACAGAGACAAGAGCCTTAAGTACGGATTTTATTTTTTTCATAAGTTATAATTTAAGTGGTCCATCCAGGACTCGAACCTGGGACTTTCTCGTTATGAGCGAGCTACTCTAACCAACTGAGTTAAAAGACCTGAAGATTTTTATGCCTTCACTAAATGTTTCTCCATCATCTCCGTTGCTTTAGCTACAGCTAAATCTTTGGTTTTGAATCCCTTCTCTTTCAATTTCTTAGCGTGTAAGATATTATACTCAGTCGATACAACTTGAGGTTTTGCACCTCTTTCTTTACTCGTTTTCATTGAGTCTTTTGCGTAGATATCGTAAAAACCTACTTTACAAATGTAACGTCCTTTGTCTGTTCCTTTACCCATTTTTTCTTTTTTTTATTTAGTTAAACAATAATACAAATATAGTGATTTTATTTTAATACAATGAATAATTTTATCTTTTTTAATAAAAAATTTCTTTAGCCACTTCAGACACGATAGAATTATCCGCTTTACCTCTGTAAATGGTATTGAATTGTTTCATAACCTTACTTACGTTATCATGCCCATTCTCAACCATCTCTTTGATTACAGAAACAATCTCATCTCGAGACATAAGTTGTGGTAAATACGGTTTAATGTATTCTAATTCTTTAATAGATTCTTCCGTGTTTGTTTGTTTCAACGATTTCTCCATTTTGCGAAGGATTCCCATAACAACCTCATCGGTTACATTACCTGATCTACCTTCTTCATTTTGGATCTCACCTTTAACAACCCCAAGGAAGTTTTTCTTATCCATTTCTTTGTTTTTGAATGCAACCATAAAGTCATCATTAATTTTTTCTTTTAACATAATATTGGTAATTTTTGGCGGTCCATCCGGGAATCGAACCCGAAGCATATCCGTGACAGGGATATATGTTAGCCGTTACACCAATGGACCAAAGTTTCCCCACCTTGAGATTAAGGGTGAGTATTATTTCCCGGTTTCCTATTTGTAACCCTGCGGATCTTACTCCTTGAAAACGTCAGTTCTTTACGTCGGCAGTGCTGAACCTTGCTACTGTTTTATCCCGAACCGATTGCCTTTGGGAGGCTTTTTTTAACCCTATCCATTGTTAAATGAGTCTTGGATAAAAGACTGGTGAGTATCTCTTACTCAATATTAAAATGTAATATAATGGTTTATAAATTGGATGTGAGTACACCTACATCACATTTGATCCTCTCATTAGGAAAAACCGTTCTATTTTCCTCCTTTCTACCAACCAGGCCGTTTTTATATTACATTTAGTAGTTAGGACAGGATTCGAACCTATTCTACGAAGTGTGACCTCCTCAGTGCACCATACACCACCTAACTAAATAAAAGTAAATCTAACCATACCATTTGTGTATTCCATTTGTCATTATACACTCGTGTGTTTTATGTATAGTTCTGCTTCAACCCAACTTTGACAACTTCACCAGGTTTTACTTTTTTGTAGTCAGGACAGGATTCGAACCTGCACGATGAGGTGTGTTTTTCTCTCAGGGCTTCTATTGCTTATACACCCGTCTTGATTACCGACACTTGTTACCAACCTACGTATTCCAATACGCAACCTGACTATAAAAACACAACTCTATCTCCTTTGAGTGTTCAGGGTTGACATTGCCGTTTTTCAGGTATTCTTACATATCCTTACTCCCTTAGTTGTGTTATAAAAAAAGATCCTGAATTGTCCCTGCACTAACTCAGGAGGATCTTTTAGTTTTCTTATATTTAGTGTCTCTATATCCCTCACCGTTATAACTAGAATTCGCTAGCCCGTAGTAACCATCCCCGGTGGGTTTCTACTTTCACACTCCGTCCATACCTACTAACCTAATCGAAGTGAGTCATAGGCTTTCGTATATAGCGTTCAGTGCTATCCTCAGAACATCTTCACCCTACCCCCAAAGTTACGTGGCGAGTCTCACTCGGAAGATCTGAGTGTATATTGTGAGATTGTTCAGTATTCTCACAACTTGTGGATTGTATTACGATCACTTAAGACCCCTCACCCCCTTAATCCATAATGGGGAATCCTTACCTAACCCGTGTAGCCTCCCCCATAGCCTTGAAGCCTTCAAGTCAGGTTCACACACCATAACAGACGGATATTTCTGTTAATCGTGGGGTCTTAAAGTAGAGTATGACGTATGCTCGTTTTATAGTTGTTTCCATCCGCAAACTCACGGTTCTCTCTACTTTGTAGTCAGGGTAGGATTCGAACCTACAATGAGCAACCTTATAACTCCTCTCGTCCAAATGGTTATGAACAGTAGTGTTTTTCGGACTCGGCACCATGCCTCATTACACTCCTGACCCCTTGAGGTTGAGATCCTCTGTGTTGTAGAGCTTCCTTTAATATCTCTCTTGGGTTTATATTCCTTTCTCAAGGGAACAACACAATATTGTTGATAGTGTTGGGATACCCATCTCGTCCCAATCTTAACTGCTTAATTGTAGTTTTACGATGCATCGGCAGGGGGTGCTGAATTCCTGGTCCACTCTGGATTGTCGACATCCGTTGAATGGGGAAAACCACTATCAATATTTTAAAAATGGTAAGACCTTAAGATTTACTTATTCGTGGGTCACCCCATCTCTACTACCTATACCTCGCCTTTAACATCCGTTCTACCCAAACCATCGTTTCTACACCTGTTAACCTCTCGGTTATCTTTGAGTACCTCCTCAACTATTAATCTGATAGGGGCTCCGTCTTGCTCGTCATTTCTGACTCCGCCGTGGGGTTCTGCTGATATAGGTCTATCTGCTATCTTACCAATTTATTTTTTCTAATCTATCAAAGAACGTTTTCTCTTTTGTCTTACAAAGATATGTGTTTTTTTCATTCTACCAAATCTTTTATCAAACTTTTTTTTGTAGTCAGGACAGGACTCGAACCTGTAATAGTACCATACTCATTGATTTTACTCAACTTCAGAGATTCGAACTCCATCTCCCCTTTGATGAGAGGGGCGGTCTACCATTTCACCACCTAACTATTTATGAACTACCCATAGGACTCGAACCTATAACCCTTCGGCGATTGCCGATGTGCAAACCAATTTACACCATAAGTAGTTAATCAAGAAGACAAACAGAAATTAGTGGATCCAAATCTCTTTAAGCTATATGACTCATCTTCTTGTTAGGATCGGTTAATTACTCCGGTCTTCGCTGATTAAAATGGATTCGAACCATAATCCTGAGTCCCCTTTCCCAGTCGTTAACTCGTACTCCGTTCCTCTGTGCTCCTTTACACCATAATCAATCGACAGTTTCGAACCTGTCAGTCTCAGGTTAATTACACCTGAGATTTGTAGTCGGTACGGGATTCGAACCCGTGTGACAAGGATGAAAACCTTGTATCCTGACCCCTAGATGAACCGACCATTTTTGGGTTAACCCTTTTGTTTTACAAAGGTAGTTTTTCTTTTTGATCCACCAAAGCTTTTTTTAATTTTTTTCCCTAAGGATGTTAACAAATCAGTATTTCTATTAGTTTTAACAAAATTTACTCTTCCTGATTCGCAAGTCCCTGATAAAACTTCTCTCATCATTCATTTGTTTTTGTTGTTTATTATTGCGGTCCCACGGAGAATCGAACTCCGAACTTCGCCGTGACAGGGCGACATTATAGCCGTTTAACTATGAGACCAATTAAAGAGTGTAAAAGATTCATCTTACCTAAGACCGCGAATCCTTGTAAGACTTAACTTCACCAATCTGTTGATTTGCAACTCATCAGATTGTCAGGTTACTACTCATCAGGAACCTTTTACTGCTTTGAATAATTCGTTCAGATAATACAGGAATCGAACCTGCTCCTCCGGATTCTTCTGTCCGGCGTGGTCGCCATTCCACTAATCTCCCAAACTACTTATTTTCCACTTTTCTCTTTTGTGGAAGTAACGGGACTCGAACCCATGTTCTCGCAACAACAGTCGCTTTATTCTATCCTATTAAACTATACTCCCAAATCACTTTACCCTACAAAGTGTAAGCAGGTTTAGTCGCGGACTTTCACGACCTATACGTCTATAGGTCTCCTTCCTGATGAGGTCTCTTTTCGTGACACGTACATTGTTACTATTTCAAACAATCCCATTGGTCATCACTGGCACGTCATTCATCTTTTTAACACGAAGCCACCGTGTTGCCCATCGTGGACACTGTGGGAATCGAACCCAAACGATCTGATTGCAAATCAGTCGACCTGCCGTCGGCATCAGGCCCATAAAAAAAAACAAATCTTCCGTGCTCACCACGGGTGTGGATTTTACCGATGGTTTGTTCCCCATCACCTGTTACGTGGCCACGTAGAGCAGGGTCCATTACAGAGTACCTTGGGACATTCAAACTCTCCGTAAAGGTTGCGATCCTATGAGAGCCAAGGTTCCTTTCATCCGCGCTATTCGGACTTCTGTAAGATTTGTTTTTTTGAGCGGGTAGTGGGACTCAAACCCACAACCCCCAGCTTGGAAGGCTAGTGCTCTAATCAATTGAGCTATACCCGCAGTTTGGTTACTCCCTTGGGTCAGTTTCACCATTAACGTGAATGGGGTGATCAAACCCACTAACATCACGAGTGTAAGTTTTATCGATAAACTATCTCCACAAAACGTCAGTTTTTATCGACCAAAACTGAATAAACGGCTTAATATCTTGTGGACCCATTTTTAAGTGCTCACCACTTCCATTCTTAAGCTGAACTCTACTGTCAACACTCCCGTACTGATGGTTGGATTCGAACCAACGTTTTCAACTTACCTCTACAGGTATGGACGATATAAGCGTCCACTGGTACATCAGCATTTTAGTTGCGGGAGCCGGACTCGAACCGACGATCTAGGCTTATGAGACCCAGCGGATAACCATCTTCCACATCCCGCTATATTTGTGGTGTGAGAATGGAATCGAACCATCGGCACAGGAGTTTTCCGGCTCCTTGCTCTACCTACTGAGCTACCACACCATTTTATGTAAAATTACTAAAAATATATCACTTAAACAACTTACCTTGATAATTTTTAGCCACTTCTTTTAATTTTTCATTTGAGTAGTTTGAGTGTTCTAATCTATGACATAAAGCACATAATAAATCACACTTATCTAACTCATTTTTAACTCTATCCCAGCTCATATTTGCCATATTAAGAGCACTGGAGTTAAAATCTTTTTCGTTAGGATTTCTGTGATGAAAATCATACCCTGATAAATCACCTTCCCATCCACATTTAACACATTTACCACCCAAGTATTTAATAGCAAATTCTTTTACTCGGAATCGTCTTATGTTAACTGAACACATTTGGCAAAAGTTTTTACTTGTTATTGTTTTACCACAAAGTCGGCAACAAGTTTCTTCTTTTTTATTGTATTCTAAACCATTTCTGTTTATTATCCTATAAACAGTTCTTCTCCCAATTCCTAGTTCTTTAGTTATTTCTGTGGGTGTTTTCTTTTCACCATACAATCTAATAACCTCCAATTCTTTCTCAGTTTTCTTCATACCTTTTTATTTAATAAATATCAAGAAAAATAAGAAAAGACACACTTTTATTAAAAAAAGTTTATATTTTTTGTGTCTCTTTTTGTAGTCAGGACAGGATTCAAACCTGTGTTGCCCTTAGTTGCTCTTACTTCTCAGTAAAGTGTGGGATCGAACCACACCTGGACCAAAATTCCACCTGACTATTTTTTTTTGTAATTAGTAGTTGACTCACACTCTCGTTTCACCATCTTGAGCCAACAGGTTAATGTACTTTACGAGTTTCCCGTTTCTTACCACCACTTGTTCTACAAAGATATGTAATCACTTTTGATTTGCCAAACACTTTGTAATTTATTTTTTATTTTTTTTTGTACTCGGGGCGGGAATCGAACCCGCACTCCCTACGGGAACAGCATTTTAAGTGCTGCGTGACTACCAATTCCACCACCCGAGCAAATCATTCATTACCAATATGTCAAAGAACCCTTTTTGTTTTGTTCTACAAAGTTAATAAACTTTTTTAAACCAAACAAGAATAAAAACAAAAAACCCACCTCTTTTGGAGATGGGTTTTAAAATTTCATATATGTAAATTATCACACCATCTCCTTACAGGTAGTATCCTCAGCTATCGCCAATCCGCCTAATAATATGATATGTAAATTTTTCATTTGCGTTTTTATTTGTTTTATTATAAGTATATGATACTTTTTGAAAGTGTCAAGTTTTTTTATATTTTTAATTTTTATTGTAGACCTCAGACAACTGATAATTGTAAGCTGTCGATATAATAGTTTGGTGTTACTCCCCTTAAATTGTAGACCTCACCCAACCACTCCTTCATAACTCCCTGAATTTTATTATACTTAAGTCCAAAACCCTCTCCCAAAAATGTCCAAATATTGTCGTAATTAACATTAGCGTACCCATTTTTTTTATTGTAAACTACCATATTTTTCCCTTTCACATATCTAAATAAAGTCAAATTAGGTTTTTCTTCACTCTGAACTACATCCAGATCGTTAAATAAATTTAGGAATTCCATCGGAGTTTCAATACCCGTTAGTTTTTTAAGATTCTCAATCCCACCAACTAATTCAGCTGCAGAATTCCAACCTTCTTCTTTAATCATATCAATTAAAGTATCCTTAGCCGAGTTTTCTTTAATTACCCTCTTTACAATATTGGTTAGATCTGATTCTGTTAGTTTGATGACTTTCATATTGATAAATACTTTGTAAAATAAAAAACCCCACTCTTTTGAAGTGGGTGTTTGTACACAAGGTGGGACTCGAACCCACACACCTCTCGATACTAGATCCTAAGTCTAGCGTGACTACCAATTCCACCACTCGTGCATATTATTGAGGTCCCGATTGGATTTGAACCAACGTAAACGGTTTTGCAGACCGCCTCCTAACCACTCGGACACAGGACCAATTAACGGCAGTGGTGATCTGCCGCTTTTGTTGCTATTTGATTGTCAGGTTTAATGTTTGTCTTGTAACCAAGAGACATTGCCCACCCAACAACAGGTTGAACAAGTTTTGAACTGAAGTATTTTTCCTGACTATTGTAATCCAAATCGATCTCAACTTGGACTTTTACCTTTTTGGTTAACCATTCCGCAACCTCAAGAGAATAATCAGCTTCGTTCCACAATCTTGTCCACTTATCCTTAATTTTTTTCATTTTTTGTTTATGTAAGATGTAATGAACACCTCTGTTACCATACCTATACGCTATCACCGTAACGTATACCGTACTTCTTCTGTGGTTCTGAGAATCTGTACCAATGTGAACCTCAACGTATGGACATTCGTTTAAAACATCCAAGGTGTGAGATACCACATCCACTGATTCGCCCTGTACCGTTCTAAATACTCTGTTCATCGTTCTTATTTTTTGTGGGGTTGATGGGTATCGAACCCATTCCTCTGGATTTTCAGTCCAGCGCAATCACCTGATCTGCCACAACCCCTTATTTAATCTCGAACGCATAATTTAACGTTCTTCTTTTCTTAAC